CGAGTCAGCGTGATGTCGGCGGTCGGGAATGCGTAGAAACAATTGCTAGAGTCTTCAAAGGTACTTGTTTTGCTTGCACAATCGGTGCTGGAACCTTTTGCTATTTCGTTGGAGTCAAGATATTTTACATGTCCGTCGAAGTTGGTTCCTCTAATAGGATAATACTGCAAAGTGTAAACCCTCCACCCGTTGCCATAGCAATGGCTAAGCAGCAAGCCAAATTCAAAATTTTGCGGGGTGCCTGGCTCGCTGCAAACACCATTCAATATATAGCTATTTCTATTACACCAAGTGATTGTCCGCACTGCGCGCGCGCCTAGATAGATTAGCGGCGGCTTTATGTGTATGTATGCGTTGCCGCATACGCACACGCCACCACCACTACAACAACACGCCATGGTTACACCTTGAACCGCACGAACGTGGAAGTAAACGTCGAAGAAACAATCGTGACCGAACTTGTCACGAGCGTCTTGCCGATGCTGATGGTGCAGGCAGACGTGTTGAGCGAAGCCGACAGCGTCACGTCTCGCATGACGGCTGTGGAAGCCGTTGCCCCGACAAAAACCGCCGTCGCCGTCTCAAAAGGCACGTCGATCAGATACCACGCCGTGCCCTCTTTGGCGATGGCGCAATCTGTCGCAGACGCTGGCGCAGGAAACGGGAAGAACAGATTCACCGCCGCCACGGTATTCGGCGTGGCCGTCTGATTCTTAAACGTCACCGTCTTCGTGGCGTTGATTGACCACGCGCCGGTGAAGGTGGCGACGCGGAAGAGCCGTTGCTTCTGCGGCGTGTCCACCCGATCAAACGACAGCGGCCTGGCAGCCGGCGACGCGAGCTCGGCCGCGCGCACCACGTTGGCGATCCGCTCGGCGCTCTCGCGCGTGAACTGCGTCGGCTCAAGGCTCATGGGGGCGTACCGAATGCGGTTGCAAAGTCGCCACGCGGATTGACGCGCAGCCCGATTTCACCGGATGGCATGGATCGGATCGCAGGAGCTCCGAGCGTCTGCCCGCCATTGTTGTCCAGGCCGACAGGATTCGGGCTGGCGACCCACTCGGCGTTCTGGAAATCGAAAACCATCGCACGCCGCTTCTCGGTGCCATCGATGAAGTTGAAGCCGATGTCGGGCACAAGCAGTCGGTGCGATGATTGTCGGTAGGCGAGGGTCGCGGTCGCGGCGTAGTAGTTTTGCAGCGTATTGTTGAACTCTTCTGTCACATACTGCACATCGACGCCGATCACCTTCACTGTGTCGATCGCACAGCCGAGATACGTTGCGTTGTTGACGAAGTTTTGCAGGCCCAGCCACGAGCTTGGGACAGCGGACCAATTCTTTTGCACCTTGATCTGCACCAGGCTCTCGTCAGTCACGAGGCCGGGGAAGTAGTCGAAGGCGCTATTCGTCAGCGGACGCTGCGTCGAGCCGTCGTAGTAGGAAAGGGCCGGCACCTGGCCGGGCTTTGATTCAAACGACCACCGCGACGCGCGGGCCGTAGGCGTCAGCAGCTCGTCGGCCGTGACAAGCCCGTATTCGCCAGTGACCTCGAGGGCATACGGGTTATCCTCGAACCGCTCGTTCACCGACACTTTGCGAAGCCGCAGCAGCGTATGCACCGGGTGATAAGCACCCCACGCTGTGCCGGCCGTGGCCGTCATGATGGTGTTGATGTCGGGCGGTCCGCCGGCAGTCAGCGTGTCATCGCTCAACATGCACACCCAGCGACGCTTCGCCACGCCGCCGCTCGAGCCGACTTCGTTCTCAAAGGTGCGGGCGAGTTCTTTCGTGGCGACGATTGTGCCTGGCATAGATCACCCGAGGACCGCGCCGCCGACGATAGCGACGGGCGTGTTGAAGTAATTTCCGGCCGCCTGGGCGATACCGCCTGCGATCAACTGCAGCTGCTTCGTCTGCAATCTCGCCTCGATCAGCGCGGGGTCTTGCGCATTCGCGGCGAGCCCGAGGACCAAGGCTTGCCCCTCCTGCGTGCGAATGTCGGCGGTGTTCACCGTGCGAGAGCCGAGGGTATTGAGCTCGGTGATGCGGGCCACCTGGCGGTTGTATTCGGCTTCCTCGGCCTTGCGGCGCTCCTCAGCCAAGCGGGCCTGCTCTTGGGCGGCTGCCTGTTGCTGCTGTTGCTGAGCCTTGGCGGCCTCTTCCTGCTGCTTGATGAATTGCTCTTGGAATAACTGGCGCTGCCTAGCGGCACCGCTGGCAATGTCTTCTTCCTTCGCCTTCACCTGGTCGAGCTGCTGCAGGCGAGTCAGGGCAGCCTGCTGGGCCTCGCCGTCGCCGGCCTTGCGGGCCTCGGCTGCTGCCTGCTCGGCGCGGGCAATCTCGGCGTTGATCGCCACTAGGTTCTCGGCGGCTGCGATTCGCTCCTGATCGCCACCGACTTGCTGCTGCTTGATTAGATTATTGACCAGGTCTTCCTGCTGCAGCCGAACCTTGGCGGCCTCGTCTTCGGCTTTCTTGCGTTCGGCAATCACCTGCTTTTCGTTGGCGATCCGCTGATCGAAGATTTGCTGCTGGCGGGCCACCTCGGCGTCGTAGGCTTCCTGGTTGAGGATGCCAGCCTCTGCCTGCCGCTGTGCTTCGGCAACGCCGTCCGCCAACTGCTGCGCGGCGTCGAAGCCGACCTGTCCAAACTCTGCCGCCTTTTCGATGGCGGTATCAACGGCCTTGTCGGCCCCCTCGAAAGCCTGTTCGAAGCCCTGGCCGAAGCCCTGCTCGAGGGCCTGCTGTTGCTCTTCCAGCTTGGCCTTCAATGCGTCGAGCTCGGCCAGCCTTGCCTTTGCATCCTCGCCGCCCTGCTCGGCGACCGCAGCCCGCTGCCGCTCGACGGCGGCCAGGTCTTCCTCGAGCTTGCTAGCGGCGTCGCTTGTCTTCAGCAGGCTATCAACACGCTTCCCGTCTGCTTCGGCCTGGGCCGTTGCGGCGTCGGCGGCCTCAATACGCTTCCGCTGCTCCTCGTCAATCAGCGTGTTCACCTTTTCCTGTGCCGCGTTGATCCGATCCATTTCCTCCTTGGTCATGTTCAGCGGATCTACTACCGCAGCCGTTGCCGCCTCAAACTCCCGCATGGCATCAGTGACGGCATTTTCCTGCTCGACAATGCCGTTGAAGAACGCATCGAATCGCTCGCGCGTGTTCTCGATGTTTGTCTCAACCTTGAACTGCGGGGTGCGTTCACGCTCGATCTGGTCACGCATTCCCTGCACAAACTCGGTCGCAGCACCGGAGCCGCTGGCGGCGGCATCACCACCGAAAACGGCGTTGTTCAATGCGTTTGCGGCATTGGTGGCAGCGGATTCCAGGTCTCGGCTTTGCTGCTCTAAGGCCGCAGACGCCGTAGCCTGCAGCGCCTTGCCGGTGGCCTCTAAATCGGAACTCACCAAGCTGCCGATGCCCTCAAGAGCTTTGCCCAAGGCTAGGGCAATTCCGTTGCCGATGCTTTCAAAGACGTTGAACACGACACGAAAGGATTCAGAAGCAGCAGTAAGAATGTTGGCAACAAAACTGAACGCCTCCCCGGCACCAACAAGAGATTCGGTGAGTCCGCTAAAGTTCCCAACAAATCGGTCGAATACGCCTGCGAATACCTCTGCACCCTGCAGCAGCACGTCCGTGATCGCGTTTGCGATCCCGGTGCCGCCCTCGCCCTGCGCTCCGCTCCACTCCTCCACGAACTGCAGAAACTGGTTGGTGACTTCCGTGACTGCTGGGGCAAGGTTGCCGACCACCTGCCCGATGATTCCTTGAATGGTCGCGCTAACCAAATCAAAGGCGTCATTCATGTCGGCCACGTTGTTAATCTGCGTTTCGCTAACGATGATGCCCAGTCGCTCTGCCTTGGCACGCAGCTCCTCAATACTGGCAGCCCCCTCGCGGAACAGCGGGGCAAGGGCGGCCCCCTGCTTGCCGAACAACTGCACGGCCGCAGCCGCACGATCGGCCGCCGTGGGCAGCTGCCCGATGGCCTCGCCCACTGCGGCAAATTGCTGCTCTGGCGAAAGGGCACGCAGTTCGGCCACGCTCAGGTTGATCGACCGCAGCGACTTATCGAGCGCGTCGCCAGGCGTCGCCTTGCCGATGTTCACCGACAGTTTCTGCACAGCCACGCCGAACGCTTCTGTGTCCACGCCGGCCATCTTGGCCGCAAGCGAGTAGCCCTGAAGGGCCTCCACGCCAATGCCCGTGCGGGCACTTAGATCATTTAGCGAGTCGAGCGACGAACTTACGTTGCCGGCTAACGTCAGCACATTCTGTGCTGCGCTCGTGAACGCGCTGCCGAGGGCCGTAAACCCGTCCACAAGCACGCGGCCGATCTCAATGGTGCTCAGCGTGCTCACGCCCCGGTTCAGCTTGTCGAGGCTTTGCGTAGTCTTGTCGGCTTCGCCCGTGAAACGCTGCAGGCTCTTCTGGTTCTGGTCGACGATCTTCTGCAGCAACTGCAATGCCTTGTCGGCGTCTGACAGACCCTTGGTCATGCCAGAGGCATTGGCAGTCATCTGCATGCCTACGCCGATTACAGTCGCCATAACTCACCCGCCGAAAAAGTTTTTCAGTTGCTTGATCTGATCCACCATCTGCTGCTGATGCTGCGGCGGTTTGTCGAGCGGCACGAAGTCTTCGGCCCGTGGTGCCTTGCCCTTGGCGGAATACGGGGCAAGCACCGCGCTTGCTATCAGGCCCGTCTCCCGCCACGAATCCGGCAACGCTTCGAAATACCTCGTGTACGCCAGCCACTCCGCAAACTCGACCGCCGTCATTCGCCGCTCGAGCTCGCCCACAGTCATCTTCAGGTGCCCCGCCAGACGAAACAGAAAACGCCTCGTCGGGCGGATGCTTAGTTTTTTGCCAGTTCCTCTACGTCCTTCTCAGTGATCGCGTTGTGTGCGGCTGCCTTGTCGAAGAGCCGGCCCACGACCTTGGCAGACTTCGCCGCCAGCTGCTCGATCTGCTCATCGCTGAAGAGCCGCTGGCCAGCCTGGTCGCACAGGCAGCGTGCCAGGAACTTCGCACGGAAGTTGTCCACGCCCGTCTCGCGCTTGCCGACCCATTCCTTCTGATAGCCGTCGAGCTCGCCCACGGTCATCACGCGGATAAAGACTTCGCCGCCCCACTCCTTCACGCTGACCTTCAAGAGTCCGAGATCGTCGGCCGCCAGGATCTGCTCTGCCGTCAGTGCCATCGTCACTCCTTCACGATTTTGAACGTGGCCGAATACCTGGCCACATCATTGACCTTCCCGGCGAGCTGCAGTGATTGGCAGATGGCCTTCGTGGTGAAGGTCATGCCACCACCAGACAGATCAAGCACAGCCTTCAAGCCGTGCTGGGCCATCGTGATGTTTGCAGTCGCAAGGCACGCAATCTCTATAGTGCCTGCGTCAAGCGCAAACGTGCTGTCTCGGCCGATCGGCAGGCCGCCACCGGCTACCACCTTGATGTCGGTGACTTCACCGAACGCCGTGGAATTCCACGTCGCGGTAACGCCTGCGCACTCGGTAGCCATGACGGTCCTCCGTCAGGCTTAGTAGCGCGCGACCTTGAAGGTGACCTGGCCCCGCACGGCGTCATTGGTAGC